TTATTCCTTCAATGACTTATCAAGTTCTAAGACAGCCGATTCTATTAAGTTATTTAATTTATCCATATCCATTTTATAGCCTATTTCTCTTAAGAACTTAATAACTTCGGCTTTCTTTTTTGCTCCTTGACCAGATTCTTTATAAATCTTTTCAGCCGCTTGAACGGCAACTTTAATCCAGTACTCTGTTTTTTCTAATTTCTCTTTATCAATCTTTACCTTTATATATGGTATTAAAAATGTTGTTATTAAAGCTACAATTAATGTAATTATAGCAGATATTATACTAGTTAAATCAGTCATTTGGATAACCTCCTATTTCTTCATTATTATTAAAACATTCTTCAGTAGGCTTAATATTGTAAATACTCATAAGCTTTATTTTATTTTCAATCTTAGCTTTATTATAGTAGAAAGCAGTACCAGTCGCTACTTCAGCAGCGACCGATGGTATTAAATATGCAAGTGGAGATAAGTCGCAAGTTCTATATATCATAAATATTGTAAAACTTATAACCGTGATATTTATAATACCAGCAATCAACATAATAATTTTAGAAAACTCTATTTTAGGCTTAGTCAATGTCTTTTTCATCTACCCAACCCCATACAGTAGAACTACCAAGCATAACTCTAACTAAGTGATAAGGGTGCTTGCTACCCTCTACTATTCTTGTAATAGTCGCTTTACCAGGTCTACAAGGTTTAGCTATATTGCTATTACTATTAGCATAATGTTTATTACCTTTAAAGTTTACTATATCGCCAACTTTTAAGGGGGGTCTTGTGTTTTTTACACCACCTCTTATTTTATCTAGTCTAGTATTTACAAGATTAGCAATCTCACCGTGTTTACTATATAGATATTCACCAGGGCAAGACTTATTAGCATAGTCTCTATGCACAGTCATATTACAGCCATATAAATGATTTACTCTATAATGTTTGTTAGTAGACCACACAAGTCTTTTTATATTGTTTCTTATACATATATCAGTAAGTAAATATATTAAAGAGTTGTATGCTTTAGCGGTTACCTTATAAGGATGTCTAGGGTCAGAAGAAACCTCTATAGTCAAAGCTCTGTTATCGTTATAACTAGAAGATGAACACCAAGAACGGTTCTTCTCTTCTACATATAATCCTATGCTACCGTCCCAACCTATTCCATAATTAGAAGAAGCTCGTCTAGCAGGATTTTTAAATATGTTACCTATTTGAGCGGCAGTCAGTTGACCCGCCGTACAATGTATGGTTACCGTGTCTATAGTGTGTCTTCTTGCTCCAGAGTGGTTAGGACTTAACACCCTAACCCTCGCAAGTGAACTATTAGTATAAGCCATATAATCACTCTTCCTTTCTTATTTCTAGCTTTAAAAATCTATCGTGTAAGTCATTCATTACACCGTTACCACCTAGCTCGTGATAGTGCTTCCAGCAATTTTCAAAATTTTCTCTTGCATGTATGGGCGTGCTACCCTCCGCACTATATTTATAGTAGTCGTTGTTCATTTGAGCTCTCAACAGGGCTTGTATACCAGCTTTTAAAGCAATAGTATCTTTTTTCGCTTTCTTTTTACAAGTTATATAGTTTTTAGTCGCAGCTCCTAGTAAGGTAGGTATACCAAGTAAGCACAGCCATTGATAAATATTCATTACGCAAAATTACCTCCTACTTCAGATATATAGCACTCGCCGGCAGTATTATTTCTGTCAACGGCTACTTTTATTTTTACACCCCAGTCAGTCGCAGTTTTAGTCTTATTAGTAAACATATATACTAAGTTATTAGTTACAGAACTTGTCACATCTTCCCAAGTTGGATTAGCATCAAAAGCGTTATTACAAGCATATACCTTAAATATAGCATTTGTAGGTATTTGTCTGTTGACATATATCTTAGCTCTTCCAGGCATATTAGTCGAAGCATAAGGAACTTTATTCATAAATGTCATTTTAGTGACTGATTTTATAAATGTATAAGTTCTTGTCGCACTAGCACCTTGACTATCTGTCGCTTCTATTTTTACACTATGTCTACCATTGTTTAATGTTATCCACGCCTCACCAGTTAAGTTGATTTTATATTCTTGACCTAAAGTGACTGATGTGTTAGATAAACTTTTGCCGTCTATGCTTATATTTACTGTTACAGCGTTATTTTCAGCGTCTTTTACAGTATAAGCTATAGTAGTACCAGTATTTGAAAAAGTACCTAAGTCTTTATCACTACCACTTATAGTAGGTGGAGTGTTATTTGTGATAGTATATACACTAGATAATGTATATGAGTTATTATCATTTGGTATTTCACTATCATAAGCTGCTACTCTATATTGAACAGTCTTCCAGCCAAAAGTGATTGAATCAGTATATCCAGTATTTCTTAAATTAGATATTATAGTTGTCCAGCTACCATTGTTTACTTTTCTTTGTAGAATATACTTAACAGGGTCACCATCGGGGTCTGTTGATGTCCCCCAACTTATAGTCGCAGTATTGCCGCCTAAGATATTAGATGTGTTAGAACGGATATATGACGGTTTAGTAGGTGGAGTGTTGAAGATTACAGTATAATAACCTGTACTATCAGTAGTATTTGAGACTTTAGTAGTGTCTTTAATGTTTATTACAGGTCTTAAAGGTTGTTCTTGTTTTACGTAGATAAAATCTAAATAGAGACCATAACTATATCTAGTAGTGACTCTTGCTAAACAGCAATTCAGCCATATATAATCTTCACGCCCATCTCTCGCTACACTTCTTTTATCTACTAAATTTCTACATATAACACTCGCATAACTAGCAGCACAACCTCTTTTATTTATAGATGGAGCACTCATACGTGTGTTTGTTATATCGTCTTCTTTAAGACTGATATCCCACTTATGCCCCAACTCAGCAAAAGACACATAGTTACCGTTGGTTTCTTGACTGTGTTTTACGCCTAATTCAGCTAACGATGGTAAAAAAACTTTTCTTTGTATGATTTGATTCGGAATATTATGATGATAAATGTCTACATTTGTATTTAACATACATTCTTGCTCATCTTGGGTGAAATCATGTAAAAAACCTGGTAAATTTTTATCTACGTCTCTAGCATTATTCCCATCATATTGGTCAATAATATGATACCATTCCCCCGCCGGTTTATTACTATTAAACCATAAGTCCATAGATGTTATGTCATATTTCGCAATACCATATGGCTCTAAGCTTTCATTAATTAGTTCAGTATTATATGATATTGGTCTAAAATCTACGCCTTCATCACACCATAAAGTTATAGAATTGCTAGGGTAATCTCTATGATTCTTTGAAACAACAGTCCACGGTAGATTATATCTATCACCCCCATAATTATAACTTCCGAACTTTACCTTTGCACCTAAAGGTAAGTCTTTAATATATTTCGCCATACTCTACACCTCCTAACATTCAATCCTACCAGCGTCTTTATTCCACACGCCGCTCTCTACTTCTACACCATCAAGCTTATCGAACTTCATAGTGAAAGTATTACTAGTGATTTCATCAAAAGTTCTATTTAAAAGCCATACTAGTTTATCTTCCCAAAATTGCATAAGCTCTTTATTTACAGGCGTTCCTTCTTCAACCACTTCATCAGGAGCAGGTATAAGCTCTATTCTACCATCGTCTAGTTTTTTCATATAGAACTTATTATCGCCTTTAGCTATTCTGTCTTTAATGTTTCTTGCCACATAAATCATTACTTAACCCCCTTTTTCAAAGGTAGTATTCTTTTACTACCACTATAAAATGTATCTGATATTTGATAGCAGTCCTCCATATCATCAACGAGTTCTTTTACATAAAACAGTATTTCTTCTATAATATTTATATCAATATATGTCCCCATATTATAAGGAACACTCTTTGATTTTATAGGTTTGTGAAAATTATCTACTATAGTTGTTACATTATCTAAAATTCTTCTAACATCGTCTAACATCACTACAAAATCCATATCCCATTTTTTAGTTTGTAGACTTTTAATGTATAAGTTTTTACTTAATATATCACTTAAATACTTTATATTGTTTTCTATTCTATTCATATCAGTAACATTTAAGCACCCTTTAAGTTCATATACAGTAGAAACATTTTCTTCAATCCACTCTGCTATCTTCCTCTTAGCAAATTCTACATCTGCATAAGTTCTATCAAAAACAGGTTCAATCCATTCTGCTTTACTCATTTACTCGACCCTCCCCGCTTCCTCTAAAAGCACCAGTAAAAACATATTTTACATTACTTATAGTTACAGCTTCTTTACTAAACTTATTCTCTACATCGATTATATCTAGTGGGTCAAGTCGTGGGTCAGCACGCCAAGATTCTATCTTCAGCATTTTACGTTGTGACAATGTTTTCGCAGCTAAGACAGTTATTCTTTCAGCCATTGTGTTATCTGTTATCAGCATATTGTCTATTTCTTGTATTTCGCCTTGATTATCAAGCTTATCAATATAATGTGAAACAGAATTAGTCAATACATCGCCTACTACTTTTACATTAGCCTCGCCATCTCCCTTAAGTTTTAAATGACAAGCATTAGTATAATACTTAGCACTCTCTAAACTTGCACCCTCTACAGTCGCAGTAACATTTACAGCACTTGATGAGTAAACAATAACTACTTCATCACTACCATTTATCTTGACTTTACCATTAAAAAGCTCTTTACCTTTTTCGCTCTCGTCAACAAAATATGAGTATATATTAGTAGATATTTCTTTCACGGGCTTCTGCAACACTATTTCAGGTCTTTCTAGTAGATTAAAATCAGTTAAGCTATAATCTTCACTTCTACTAGTCGCATTTTGCTTTATGTGTAGTATACCTTGTCTATCGGTATACAACGAGCAAGCACCAGCACTAGCTATATATTGTAAACATTCTGCTAACGTGGATAATGGTAGTGGAGCAGTCGTCTTAATATTTTTAAGTTCTTCATCTATTATCCACCTCTTGCGACCGTCACGGTTAAGTGGTAGATTAGCTTCATTCAGAACGTCAATCGCTAAGTCATAAAGACTAGTTCCCTCTTTCTTGTATAAACCTTTAGTGTATATCTTTTGTAAAAACTCTAAAACGTCTCTAGTCATAAATCTTGCTTCAAGACCGTTTTGTGGAGCTTCCCACTCTGATAAGTAAAACACTCCAGCAGGTATATACTCTATGCTACCGTCATCTAGCTTAAGCCCATAGCTTACTTCTAGCTCTTGTCTTTGCATTAAATACTTACTAAATCCAGTTAGATTGTTAGGGTCATATACATTGTCACTATTATCAATAGCAAAATTCATTTTATTTATAGGCAATGCATGAGCTAAAATATCCCTTTGCATCTCGTGGTCATAGCTTATTAAATCTGATTTTTCATAAGTCTTATTCACACCTATAAAGATATCAGTTATTCTTGCTCTATGATAAGGCAAGCACCATTTTACTATTTCAATGTCTATTCTGTCATAGTTCTCTATATCTAAGTCTACAATAGACTTTCTTGAATTATTATCTTTAATCTCTTTACTAGCAACAACATCTTTACCGTTATATGCTTTAATATTAAATGTTTCAGCGTATTCATCATAAGCCGTACCCCATAAAATTGTAATACCAGGTATTACATGACTATGAGTTCTTGAAAACTTTATAGAAACTACAGGTATTTTTTCAAAATATCCGTCAGCCTTTGATAGCATATCGCTTATATAGCCCATGTTTTTACCAAAATCATTAGGTATAAATGTTCTACTACCATCTAACAGCCATATATTTCTCTCTAATTGAGCATAACAAGGTATAGTCTTAGTTAAGCCATTTACAACTTCACTAGTATTAGAAACATAACAAGCTCCGTTATCAACACTCTTAGCATCAGCAAAAGCTTCAGGGTCTGTTACATTAAAAGAGATTTTAATAAAACTTTCATTCAATAATCGTTTTTGATGAGTATACTTCCAGTCTTCACTTACTTTTTGCATAATTACACCTCGATTAAAGACAGCTTACATTCAGTCCAGCCCATTATCTCGCCGTCATCAGGGTTTCTACGCCACATACCAGCTTTTCTATCGCCTACATACATTTCTTTAGTGACCCAGCCTCCTTGAGTTTGGTCATAGAATGTAACAGTATTATAGAACTTACCACCGTTGGATTCACTAAAACATTTATTGATATTAGCCCATTGTTCAGTGGTTAGATAACGCCAACCGACTTCAACTTTAGAAACATCGTCTCTAACTACAGCTCCTATTACTTTGCCTTTTAAATTTCTACCACTATCAACTAGTGTAGCAGTATTAGCATCATAATATGAGGGTTCAGGGAAGCTGAAACTTCCCACCGTCACTAAACTTCTAAATGCCATTTAAAACACCTCCGCCATATATGTTAGCTCCTCTTTCTCTCTGTCTTTTTTCAACAGCGCTTGTTACTTGCTTACCATCTAAGTAAACTTTCACATCAAAATCAGTATTACCTTTATTTGAATTGTTCATCGCAGCTAAAACGCCTTGATAAATACCAGCTACTATTTGATCGTTATTAGCTACAGCAGTTCTACCACCGATTGAGCCTACCATTTCAGCACCGGCTTCTCTAGCTAAGAATAATTCACCAGTCTTAGGATATCCACCACTCGCGTAAGGAGTAGGATTATTCCAACCTCTTATTGTGTTTGAACGACCTCTATTACCAGTATTTACTTTATTAAAAGCACTGTTTACATTTTTAGCAGCTCTGTCAGCATCTCTACTCATGTCATCAAAACCACGACTAATATCTTTAACACCGCTCGTTATGTTCCCTACTAAGTCACTAAAGAAGCCACCTATACCGCTTACTACACCAGATATATGGTCGTGAATACCATTCCAAGCACCACATATAGTATCTTTTAGTGTTGAGAATGTAGTATCAGAATTAGTAGTCATATCGTCCCACGCGCTTTTTACAGTTGTTTTTACATTGTCCCATTTCTCACTAGTAGTTTTCTTGATGTTTTCCCAACTGTCAGTAACAAAACCTTTAATCTTACCAGTAAAGTCATCGCCGTGTTCTTTTAGATAATCCCAAGTCTTAGATAAACTGTCTTTCACATTGCCCCACTTTTCACCAGTAGTCTTTTTTACATTCTCCCAAGTATCGCCGATTTTCTTCTTCATGTTATCCCAAGTATCTTTTACTTTAGTCTTAAAACCGTCCCATACTTTGCCTACATCTGTTTTTATGTTCTTCCATACAGTAGATGTTTTAGTCTTAACATTCTCCCAAGTATCGCCGATTTTTTTCTTCATGTTGTCCCATGTTTCTTTAGCCTTAGTTTTTATGTTGTCCCAAGTCTTAGTTATGCCATCTTTAATACCGTTCCATATTTCAGTAGTCTTTTTCTTAATACCGTTCCAAGTATCTTCGAAACCTTTCTTCAAGTTTTCCCAAGCAGTGCCGAAAAAGTCAGTGATTGTATGCCATATATCAGATATACCTTTAAATAAGCCCTGAATTAGCCAGTTACCTATTTCAGCAAATACAGTAGACGGTGAATGTATACCGAAGAGGTCTTTTACCCAGTTGACTACAGGGTCTACTAAGTGTTCTTTAAGCCATGTTCTAGCGTCTTTTATCTTTTCAGCAATACCTTCAAAGAATCCAGCTACACCATCTAAGCCTAAAGATTTAAAAATCTCTGCAAGTCCTAAACTTAAACCCTCTATAGCACTTAATAGAAGTTCTGGAATCTTAACCACGGCAGCAGCCAGAATACCCACAGCTTTCATAATTAGGTCGCCCCATTTAATATTAGCTATAACATTGCCTAAACCGGTAAATATGTTTTTAGGTAGTTCCGCCAATTTTTCACTAGTCACTAAACCAGCTACAAACTTCAGAGCCGCATCTACAGCATTGTTGATAAATGTACCTAATTTTGTACCAAAATCATTAAAATCAAGAGACCCCAAAGCGTCCATTAGTTTCTGTCCTATATCAAACCACTTTACTTCACCTAGTGCAGTTCCAGCCATTTCTAACATACCAGTCATAGCATTTATCAAAGTCTGTCCTAAGTTTTGAAAATCAAACTTATCGGCAAAACCATTAATACCGTCAGCAATTTTACTTCCCCAAGTGTCCCATTCAAGATTATCTACAAAACCGCCTATAGTATCTACTACTCCATTAAGGGTATTAGCTATAGTTTCACCTACATTAGTCGCATTAATTATTTCATTAAAGCCGTTAATACCGTCAGCCATTTTTTTACCAAGTTCAGACCAGTTGAATGTATCAACAAACCCTCTAGCCACTTCAAAAGCTTTATTTAAAGTAGAGGCTACCTTCTCACCGACGCCTTTAGCATCAAACTTATCAAGTGCAGTATTAAGTTTATTAGCAAAATCAACGCCTATTTGTGTGAAGTCTATATCTTTCATAAAGTTAGGGTCTAACTTAACTTCTTCAAACATATTAGCAACATCAGCACCGGCAACACCGCCTCCGCCTCCAGAATCTTTAGATAAGATATTAAGTTCATCGAAGCCCATAGTTAAGCTCTTTACAGCCTTAGCCGAACCTCCAGCCGCAGCAGCAAACTTTTTCTGTCCTTTTACAGCCTTAGTCCATGTACTAGCACCAGTCAATCTAGCGAATAGTTGATTTATAATATTTATCAAACCAACAAACTTATCAACAAGCATATCTATAGCGGGAGCTATAGCGTTAATAAGAGGAGCAGCCATTGCACCTAAAGAGTTCTTAAGATATTGAAAACTTGAACTTATCTTGTCTAGTGATGGAGCGAATTTAGTACCAGCCGCTTGACTATAAGCGTATAAGTTTTTCACACCCTCTTTAATCCCGTTACTTATAGCAGATAAAGCAGCTCTAACCGCTCTATACATCGCTATTCTAGCCATAGACTTAACGAATCTACCTACTCCTTTTGTTGCTCTACCAAATGTTTTATTAAAACCAGCTTTTAAAAAACCAGATAAAGCCTTAAGACCTTTTAAAGCATATTTAGCTGCTACATATATCCCTTTTACTTCTAATACCAGTGCTTTTACAGCAATCTTGCCGGTAACTTTTAGTCCAGTGAACGCAGCCTTTCCAATAGCACCGATTTTAGTAAACACAGCGCTAGCTATGTTTCCAAGCCAACTAAATTTAGAAAAAATAGGTCCAAACTTTGAACTAAGTCCCGTAAATATAGAGCTTGCCACATTACCAACACGAGAAAATACAGAAGCTAAAGGCGATAAGAAAGTTCCAAGTCCAGCTAATTTACCTTTTACTTTTTCTGTGTCTATATCTGCTTCAATGTTTACAGTATCATTTTTTAAAGTTTCATCTTGAGTTTTCTTAATCGCATCAGCAAGTTTAGCAGCTCTTTCTGGTCCTTTAGATAAGTTATCAAGATTAAGCTTAGATAAACTTTTAAGTTGATTAGCAAGCTCGCCTATACCATCACCAGCTCTTTTTAATTTCTCTAAAGAGGCGGCAAGTTCTCTTATCTTTATAGAACTGTTACTGTTCATATTAGCCAGGTTCTCATTTATTTCTACTAATTTTTTTATTGAGTTTTTAAGTTTATTTATACCATTGTCAGCACTCTTAAAATTACTCTCAATCTCTATTTGTAAGGAATCAATCGTATTATCCATCTTGTTCCCCCCTTTCAGCCATAACGGCGTTGGTCTTTTCAGCCCATTTTGCCATTTTAGCCTTTATTTTCTCATACTTTAGTTTTTCTTCTTTTTCTTTCTTTCTCTTTACTTGTTCAGCGGTCACAGCATAAGGCTCTGATGAATAAGGTATAGCCTTAGTACCTTTCTTAGCGAACGCTTGTAGTAAAGGACTAACATCGCATAAAGCCTCATAAAAATACATTCCTTGAAGCCATAAGCGTTGATTTAATCTTTCTTCTTTAATCTTGTCAGCCTCTCTATAAGCCTTTACTAATACACAGTCACCGTTCCAGTATTCTTCGTTGGTCATACCTATCGCCAAGTAAAAGGGTAGATGTTTATAAAACTCGTCGGTATAAGAAAAAGCGGCAACCCTATTTGAGTTACCGTCTTTATCGGGAAGCCGCCCATCTACCAGCTCGCTTCCCAGTTCAAGTTTCCCTCTTTTTCTTCAGGGTCATCGATAAGCGCCTCTAAAGGCTCGTTATACATCTCGCCTAGCTTAGTTATTAAATCCATTTTGTCCGGCATAATGTCGAATATTTCTTCAATAACAGCGGGCTTTATAAATCTATGATGAGCATAAAAAGCACCAGCGAAAAGTGTTGGAAGCGTACTCATAGGCTTGTCTTCAATATCACTTAGCTTAAAGCCTTGATTTTCTAACGCTCTTATACTTGCTCTAGTGTACTCTAAAGTATACTTAGTGCCTTTATAGTCAAAACTTATTGTCTTAGCCATAATTCACCTCTAGTTTTCTACTAAGTCAACAGGAGTGGAAGCACCTATTGTTATTACCATGTCAACGACTTCGTTCACGCCGCCGCCTTTTACATAAACATCAAGCTTACCCTTGAACTCGTACTTACCGTCTTCACCAGTTGGAGTGACACTACCAGGCTTTTCAGTACCTCCAATCCAAACAGCGTATTCTTCTTCTTTATCTCTTAAAGCGTATACTTTCTTAAAGTCCTCTTTAGTATAGTTAGCAGTGAACTCTAACGCATCAAGAGATTGAATACCAGGTATAGACGTTTTCATTCTGTCAGATAATGTAGTAGTATCTAGCATTTCAGGAGTACCGCCTAAGTCAGGGAAGTCCTTGATATCTACTACTTTTTCATAAGTTCCTTGTGCATCTTTTTTCATTAAAAATACCTTATATGTTGATATAGCCATTTTATTACCCCCTATATATTGTATGATTTTGTGAAACAACACCTCTATATCTAGCAACTACTCTATATATAGTGGCATCGTCCATAATTACAGGAAATTTATTCATTCTAGTAAAACCTAAAAGTATCATAGTATCATCAATCTTAGATAATATCTTCTTAGCTTCAGTCTTTTTACCAGTCGTTTTATTTGAATAAACATTTACTTCGTACATCACGTTTGCGTGATTTTCATTACTTCCACTGTCTTGTGTTTTCATGAATGTATAATTGTCTTCTTCAACAATACTCACACACGGAAAAGCTATAGGCGTTCTTATCTCTTCACTATATACAGCTATACCTTTATAGCTTTTCTCTAGTTGATTTTTTATCATTGAAAAAAGTTCATTTTCAATATCAATCATTCTTTGAACACCTCTTTTGCTATTTTTAATATCTCTGCTCGCATGAGCTTAGATGTATCATAAACTACTCTATTAGCAGGGTTACCGTGTGTTATAACCTCGCCTTTGTGCTTGCCGTCTTGAACGACAACGCCGTTAGTACCAGGGTCGCCCTTATACCTCCAGCTATCTCTTTTACCTAAGCCGTAACCATACCCTCCACGTGTATATCCAAATTTACCAGCCATGGGGTGAGAATCTGCTGCGTAGTGTATACCAGCACCAAATTCTATGAACAGGATTGAACTTCCACTAGCGGATATGATTAATTTATCGCCTTGCCACTTAGGAGTGTTTACAACAGTATCATTTACACCGTCATAAATTGCTCGGGAGAAGCCTATTTTCATATTTTCTACACCTAATTCAGCAAGCTTACTCATAAGAATTTTTGTTTTGTCTCTCATTTTCTTTTGATAATCGCTTAGGTCAGATATAGCCTTGCTTAAGTTGTTTATGTTATACTTTAGCTTAGTCATCGCTTTTGAACCTTGCGAACTGCATAAGATATACCGTTAATTGACCTAGCCACTTTCTTGACAATATAATCGTAAATTAAATTACCTTCGTCATCATAATCAGGCTCGCTATCAATACATAGTACTGAATGTTCATCAAGCGGACAAGCTATATCATCTGTTATAATTACCTTGTCATAGTCCAAGGCGTTACCAAATTGTTCAACTTGTGCCTCACCCTTTGAAGATGAAACACTAGCTCTCATTTTAATAGGAAGAGTGTATACAAGCGTGTATTCACCAGTATCATAGCCATTCTCGTCTTTTAAAGGCTCTTTACCTTGTAAAAGTGAATAGTAAAATTCAGTCTTGTTTCTTTCAAGGCATCTCATTTAAAACACCTCTGCGAACGGAACTACATACTTAAGCATACTTTCTGGAACATCAGCGTTCTCATAGCTTCTGTTTATACCATTTTCACTATGATAAGTCTCGCCCTCCGCACCACGCTTGTTATATAGATATAAAGCTATATCTATTTGAGTGTTAGCGTACTTGTCAGGGACTTCATCTATACTGTCATTAAATGGATAAACTTTTTGTATAATCTTCCTACCAGCTATATGAAGAAAAGTGGATAACAGTTCTTCATCTTTTTCACCAGATAAAACACTTAACATATATAGTTTTTCTCTATTTGACATATTATCCACCTCCTAGTTCTTTAATTAGGCACCAGTACCAGCTTTAAGAGTTATCTTAACAGCCTTAGTATTGTTAGTTAGTGCTGCTAAGTAGTATTTTCTTGAATAGATAGTATTCAATCTTACGTTAGCATCTTCAGCAGACCTATTCTTAGGAGTTGATTGTTCAACTTCAACACCTTTCTTGTTAAATACAGTAACAGCGTCTTTGCTTGCTATAATTACTTGATTTTCTGGAGCGTCTTTCTTTACATAAAGATTTACACCAGCTACAGTACCAAGATAACCATTCTTTACAAAAGCTTCTACGTATTTTAAGTCGTCTTTTAAAGTCTTTTTAATCTTAGCCATATCTTTTACACATACAAAAGCGAAAAGCGGCTTTTCTTCACTAGCTTCAAGATTAAATTGAGCTATAGCGTCTACAAAAGTGTTAAAATCTAAAGCGTTAGCAGTTACCACTTGAGTAGTTTTTGCGAACTCATCATAGATTGACTTGTTTACAGTATTAAACATATCAATTCCCATTTGTTTAGTTCCTACAAGTTCTATTTGTGGGTCAGTCATTTTTTCTTCGTCATGGAACATAAATCTATTTTGAGCAAGTAAGATTTCATATTCCTTTGGAGTGTAGGAAACCTTTATTTGTTTAGTGTTACCTTCACCAACTTTAAGTATTTCTGTTCCTTCAGTACCAGTATAAACATTTACTTTATACTTCATACCAGCAGTTCCAACTAAGTCGTTGTTTACAGTACAGAATTGTTGTAAAGCTAAATGAGACTTATAAGTATCTTCAATCTCATTTGCTAAGAAAAAGTTTTCATATCCTTTGTTAATTGCCCCAGCCATAATTAATTACCTCCGTTGTATAATCTTTCATATTCTTCAGGGTTACTAACCGAAAACTCGTACCTATCAGAAACAGACATACTCTTAAGCTTTTCAAGCGTCATAGTATCTGTTCCACTACCAGCAGGTGGAGTAGGCGTACCCTTTAAAAGTTCTGTTTTAAGAACTTTGTCATGTGCTTCTAAAAATTGTTTTTGAATAGCGAAAACTTTTGCAGTATCACCATTAGCTAAAGCTTCAGCACCTTCCTTAGCCAACTCTTCCTCATAACCTAAAGCTAAAAGTTCAGCCTTGTGTTCAGATATTGTCTTATCTCTGTTCATACTCTCGACTTGTTCTCTTAAAGCTTGTAGTTCTTCTTCAGCTGCTTGTTTTTTCTGCTCTTCTTCAGAGATTAAAGCGTTATGCTTTTTCTTCCATTCAGCCGCTTCAGAATTAGCCTTAGATATTGCAGCCTTATACTTTTCAAGTTCTGTTGAATTATCCTCGAACTCATAGTTTTCAAGTGCAGCTAATTTTTCTTCTACACTCATTTTTTCATAACCTTTGATTTTACTAGCATCAATTTTTGCCATTTTTATTCCTCCTTGCGTTTATTAGGCGGTTCCCTCCGCTCTGTTTTCTGTTTTTAAAAGTTGTCTCTTTTTTGCGTTTAGAGTTCCCTCTCATTTTTTCTATAAAAAAAGACTATAAGCATAACGCTTATAGTCCCTTTTGACTGTTTCAATCTACCCAATCGTAGATTTCTTAATTTTCACTTTTCTTTGAATTTCAACTATTACAAGTTTATCTCTTTCTCTCTTCAGCTCGACCGTGTTACCTTTCTTGATAATCCTCTCGACCTCGCCTATAACCTCATCAGAAAATAAAGACTTATCAATCTGCATTTTTCTTTACCTTTTCAATCACAGGTAGAAAATAACATCTACAGTTTATATGAGGCTTAGGTGGTATCTTGTTAATACTATATACCTTACCATCATGTTTACTACATTTTTGACAAGTCCTCTCGTCTTTAGTAGTTATCCATACTACTTTTTCAACACCCTCATCTTTATATGCTTTAAGTACAGCCTTGTCGGTTACATCTATAGCATACCAAGTCGCCATGTTTGAAAAATATCTTAAAGCGGTCGCCACAGCCTCCGCCTTATTAGTACTAGCAAGTAAGCTTTCATAAAAGCGTGAACACTTTCTATCCACTTCATTCACATAAGAATACTTACTTACAGGATTATACTCGCTTAGCCATTCTGATATTAGATAATAATCAATATAGTCATAGTTGTTGTTTGAGCCATTTTCTATATATGCAATTCTAGCAATAGTTAGTAAACATTTTCTAACAGCGACATCAGCTTCAGCATATAAAGCCTTTGCCGCATTTATAACATTTAATTCATCATAAGAACTTAAATTAAAGTTATTAAAAAGCCCGATAAGTTTTTTTCTCATAACCTTAATTACAGAATCAGTGTAATTATACATCTTCTTCCTCTTTATCCTCCATCTCGTCTTCGTCTTTATGTTTTGATATAGCATCAAGTTCTTTTTGCATTTTATTTTCTTGTTCTTCGTACCATTCCATACTTTGCTTAAAAGCAAGTGCAGGGTCAGTAAACATACCGCAATGTGTAAAAGCAAGTAGTGGGTGAACTTTATTAGAACTCAACATCATAGCTAATACTTGAGCTTTTTCTTGTATGTTCTCATAATTTCTTCTAGTAAATCTTATTTCTATAGCCGATAACTTTAAGTCCATGTTTCTTAAAGTATTTGTTATGTGTATAGCAAGCTTTAAGAACTCTTTTTCAGACATTTTGAACATTAATTCAGTATCTTTAGCTCTAGCTTCAGCAGCCGACCAGCCGTCTCTCATGACTACAGCAGAACCAGTATCACTAGTAGACGTACCACCATTTCTATTAGGCATACCGCATATAGTTAGTACAGTTTGATACATATAATCAACTAAAGTTTGAGTTTGAGATTGATTAAGCTCTTGAACTAAGTATTTTGCATCGCCCTCTAAAGGCACTTTAAGTCCGCCGTTTTCTCTAAGTTTTTGAAAACCCTCATCGTCAAGGTCCACGCCCTTTAATAGTAGTATGGATTGAATAAATTGCTCTAAGCCGTCAAGCCTATTACTTGCAATTTCATTTATTGCATCTAATAAAGGCAATACTATTTCAAAAGCACCTAATCTTGCACTATTAGCAGGATATTCTATTATAGGCACTTGACCTAATGAGTGCGGAGCAGACTTTATAATTTTATCATCTTTAATTTCAAAGTACATTTTGTCGGTATATACACTATATATAACAGTACTGTCTTCTAGTACTATATACTTAACACCCATAACACGCTTGTTACCAAGTCCAGTATGATAAACAACAAAACTAGAACGTGGGTCAAGAGTATATATCTCGAAAGGAGCTTCGTCGTAATTATCTTCTATAGCATCAGGCAAAACCATTCTGAAGGAGGTTCCGCATATAGTAAACCAATCCGCAAGTTCTTTATCTTTAGACGCTTTATCTTCACTAAAAACGAACTCATTTAAAAGATTTATAGCATCTGAATACGTGTTGTTATCGCCACGACACACATATTGAATAGGTTCACCCATCAGGTAACCGACTTTAAAAGAGACAATCTCGTTAGCCCTATTTTCTACAATCTTGTTGTTTATCTCTGGTCTTATATCTTTCATCCTATTAAGGATAGGTTGTTTACCTTTGTAATAGTCGTAAAGGTATTGAATATCGCCTTTGTTTACATCGTGAGTTTCTAAAGCCTTGTTTAAAACTTCAACAACATTACTTCTATCAATTTCATCAACATCGGTATAGATTACTCTTCTACCGGTTAATATTCTGTTATTACTTACAGCCATAATCGTCCCCCTTTACTCTATTATAATTATATCAAATTCTCCTATGCTTGTCAAGACTTTTTTCACACTTTTATAGCAAACGAGAATTAAAATAGTCTTTTAAAGACTTCAGCCTTGTTATTACCTCTCACCATATTCATAGCCATTGTTAAGCTATCAGGAGCGTCATCGTGTTGATTTTTAGCAAACATCTTATAACTTAATACATTTTGCATAAATAAAGAATACTCTTTACTTCTCTTACCAGATTCTCTGAATATCATGTTCTCTCTTATATCAGGAGCCTTATCGAATATCCTTTGATACTTAGCCTTATCAGTAGGAGCGGGCTTGCTTGTAATATTAAGCCTATAATCTTTCTTCTTTAATTCTTCCTCTACACCCTCTTTATAGCTTTCAGTAGACTTGTTAGCCTCTATCTGCATGGCAGCCACATCATACTTTATAGCCATATTAGCAAGTAAAGGTTGAGTGGTCCTCTTATCCTCACTACTATAAACTACATCGTGAACATAAATATCGTCGCCATATTGAAAACATACAGGGCTTGCTACAAAGTCACCACCACCAAAAGCAGGGTCGACCGCCATAAACACCCTATCAGGCTCACCTTTAGGTAGTTCACCGTTATAATATCTAAAATCGTTAGGAGTAAATAAAGCACCCTCACGCTCTATAGGCTCGCCCATATATTGAGCCGTCCATGAAGCCATATCATTATTTCTTTCAAAAGACGCTCTTCTTTGTCTATAGTACTCACTAGAAAAGCCTACACCATAGTCATAATCAAAATTACTCTCATCGTTCTCATCTAAAGCACTAACATTTATAATCGCAAAACGCCTATCCTTAAACCTATCATCATTTAAAAGTAGTTCCATTCTTAATCCGGCGGGGTCTATCATGGACCACCTAGTACCACACCATAAGATTTTAGCCTTTTCTTTAGCTCTAGGTAGTAGGTTGTTATCTACCTTAGACCACGCCGATACCAATCTATCCTTGTTCATAGCCTCTTCAATACCACCAATCAAGTCGTCTGATATTTCAAAACCGTTACAGTCACAAGCACCGTTAAGAGTACCATATAAAGACCTACAAGTTAAAGACGGATAACGCTTTTTTCTGTCAATATTTATAGTTTCATCAGCACTATTAGTCTGAACAATTTTAGCCTTTGGAAAAACATCTTGCCATAAATAAGTCGCAGGGTCAGCTATAGTTTCAAGAACACCATTATAAAAAGCCTTAGTGATAGTATCAGAATAAGCACTATATAAATTCGATAATTCACTGTTCCTACCTATAATCCACGTAACGAAAAATAACAGTAGTGTAGTCTTACCAACTCTAGGTGGTAAACTTATAAAAAGCTCGTCTAGTTCATCATCAACCAGTGCTTGCAGTTTATCTACAATCTGCTTTAATATTCTTCTTCTAGGTTGATAAAACCTCTCTTCAGGCTTTCTATTTATTTCAATATATAGTAAATAACTATCAAAATCATAAGGAGCATCAAATAATAAAGTTCTCTTATATAGCTTATATAGCTTAGTCGCATTATCAGTATTGATATTAGCACCTATTAATTCTCTTAGTTCCTTGTTAGCTTTATGAGCTAATTTAAAATCCTCTTCCTCATAACCCATACATAAAGAAAATATATCTTCGTAAGCTTGCAAGTCTTCAGGGTCTTTTTTGATTTTTAAAAAAATTTTAGATATCAGTTTTTCTTTAGTCATATTCTTACCTCCTATAAAATAAAAAAAGAGCTGCATGTAATAACATGTATTACATCACAGCCCCAATTAGCTTTAAGTATAACCCACTTGTTATACTAGAAGAAAAAATAAGTTTCTTCTACAGTTACAGTATTCATTTTTCTTTGTCTTCTTATTTCTTGTCTTTTTCTTATCCACTTGAAAAAAGCATTGTTCTTAAAATTTATCTTTCTACGCCTTATAATCATACATATAGCATATATAAAATTATAAAGAAAACCTATACCACATAATAGACCAAAACACACAATCATAAAACTTCCTTTTATCATCAAGTAAATAAGTCTAAAAAACTTGTAAATCGCCCATATAATAAATAATATAATCGCTTCAATCATAATATGCTATCATGCACCCCCAATACCCACTCATCGCCACCATACTTATAATAACCTAAGTATAGTTTCTTGTTATTATATATTACTTGTATAGTACTAGCAGCAAAATCTTTATCCTTTCTAGTCTTATACCCTTTATCTTTAAATATCTTAGCAATTTCTCTATAAGTCAATCCAGCGTTCTTATAGTTAAATACCTCTCTAACTATTCCAGCTTCTTCAGGCACTACCACTAGTTTACCACCTACAGAGGTATATCCATAAGCAGGTCTACCACCACTATAGCCACCTTTACTAGACTTTACACTACGACCAGCCTTAGTCCTCTTATTGATATTATCTCTCTCCATTTCAGCACAAGTTAGAGTAAAAGCCTTAAGCATATTAGCAAATACCCCAAATTGACCAAAATCTTCACATATACTTATAAGCTCTATACCTTTTCTTAATAAAGCCCCTTGATAATAAAAGTATATGTTTATATCTCTAGCCACTCTGTCAGACTTAGCCACCACTACAGCCTCATAAGGTGGATTAGTTATATCACCATAAACTATTTCATCAAATCCCTCTCTATACTTAGCACCGCTCTCACCCTCGTCAGAAAACCACTTAACAATGTTTAAATCATTAGCTTTACAGTATTTAATAATATCTTCTCTCTGGGCTTCTAGTCCATACCTATCATCACTTGCTTGAGCATCAGTTGATACTCTTATATATCCTATAACGTTTTTACTCATCAGTATCAACTTCTTTAAAATAATCCATTAGTGATATTAAAACAAATTCACTTAAACTTCTATGGTCTTCAGCAGCAAGTTTTTCTAACTTCTCTTTAAAGTCCTTAGTAGTTCTGAACATAATTCTCTCACTTCTACGAGTATAATCTTTCTTAACATAAGCCATAATATACCTCCTTTCATGATAATTAATAATATTATGGTCATTGCTTGTTAAGAATAGTATAGCATATTAAGATGACATTGTCAACAGTTATTTTAGTCTTTTTATTTTTTGAGTGTGATTTTGCGACTAACCCACCCCCCTGGCGTGTCCGCCCTCCCCCCTGGGCGTACCCTTGCAAACCTTGCCGCCGCTTGATTACAAGTAAAAAATAATTTAAAAATATTTAAAAAAATGATAAAAAAGTGTTGACAAACGGCGTCAAGTATGCTATAATATAAGTAACAAATAAGATATATATTATATCTCTAATTTAATAATCTTATCAGATTGACCGCTTGACCAATTAATCAAGATTAATTGACACATAAAAACGATTAATCAAATAAAAAGTTATTGGACAAGATAACTAAAATAATTTAAAAATATTTTAAAAAATATTAAAAAAGTACTTGACAAGTTAATTATAATATGATATAATAATTATACAGTCAAAAGACTAGTTGAGCAAGAGAAAGGAGCAAAAAATGAACGAAGAAATGAGCAATGAACAAATAAGAATTATATTAAAACTTATAATTCAAACCATCAAAGACAGCGACAGCAAAGAGGACGCAATCAAAAAAATAGAAGAGTTATTATAATAACTCTTCTACAATGTAAACAGGCTTAAGAGGTTCTTGCTCTCCTCTTAAGTTATACATATTATAACACAACAAAAGAGCAAAAACAAGAATATTTTTAGGAGGTGGAAAAATGGAAGAATTAAGAAGCGAACTAATACAAATAACAAGCACGCCAACAGTAAAGAAATTAGCACAAGAAAAAGCCAAAGATGAACTAAGAAGCCTAAGCGATTATATTTATTTATTGATTATCAAAGACTTACGAAAAGATGACAAGTACAAAGATAAAATATAAAAGGGGGATAAGATGGAAAACACTACAAAAGATGTAACAATAACTTTTAAACTAACGGAAGAATTAAAAAAAGAAATACAGGAACAAGCAAAAAAAGAAGCTAGAACAATGAGCAATTTACTCATAAAAATAATTACAGAATATTTACAAAAAAATTAAAAAATTTATAAAAAACTATTGACAAAGTTAAAACTATATGATATAATATAGTTGTAAAGATAAAACAAGCGACGCCCCACCGCAATGACCAAAAAGCAAGGGACGCCGCCGAAAACAACCCAAAGACTTAAAAACTTTTAAGGGTCTTTAAAAATCTTTTAGGATGTATTTTTATAATACCACCTAAAAGCTAAAAAGTCAAGGGGTAAATTAAAGGGGGATTATAAAAATGAAGTATCAAACAACAAGAAAACAAGTAAAGCTATTAAATGATAATATCATAGCTATAGGCTACGAACACGCAGGCGCATTATTAAAATATAAAGAGCCTTACGCTTACACCGCTGGAATATACGGCTGGAACGCAGACATTTACGAAGTAGACGGCTTGACAATAGTAACAGGTTACAGACCATTTGGCGACTTAGTAGATAGAAATATAACAAACGACTACAACACTAAAGCCATAAAAACACTTACAAAATTCAGAGAGCTAAGAGCTAAAGACGACGGAACAAACGGAGTGAACATCATACAAGAAGAAAAAGAAGCAATCAATAACCTACTAAGTGAATATATAACAGCAGTAAAGGAGGCTTTACAATGTTAATGATATATGAATTAAAACCAACACCCGAACAAAATCAAAAAAGCTTTTATGATAAAGCATATGTAAAGCAAAACATAGACGGAAGCGAAAGCCTTTACAGCTATAACACTCTTATTATGACCAGAGACACGGACGGCAACTATACAAGACTTTGGGACGGCTGGAGCCAAACGACCGGCAAACACATCAAGGCATTTTCTGGACTTAATAAAAAACAATTTTTAAATCTAACTATGGAGGTATAAAGATGACAAAGCAAGAACTATTACAAGATTATAAGATTAAATATATAGACAACGCCCGCCCCTATAGTGATGGCGCCGTGAAGATTAGTAACTTTTTTTATAACTATTTTAAAGATGTAAGAAAAATATATAAATGTTATCATCAACTTTTTAAGCTTTTCAATACTTATGATATAAGCGTAATATTGACGCCGGGCGGTTCCTGGTACTATGAACATAATCTTGATTATTGCACAATAACCAAAACATTAGACAAGAAAATTAAAAGCATTTTAAAAGGCTTTAATTATAAATATTTATATGATATATAGGAGGTATAAAATGAAATTTTTATTTAAAACGGACACTTTTTTAAAACCATATAATGAAAAAAACTGGTATATTGATTATAACTACATTGATAATCGATATATAAACGCGGCAAATATCAAACAAGCCATTGATGAATATCAAAAAATACTACTAGATGAATACTATATAACAATATCTAAGACCGCAATAAAAACAAAAAGCCCTATATATGTAGACGACGAGAACGGTCGCCCGATTCAATTAGGTTACACTTTTACCGCTTCTATGGATTTTTATGATAATAATTACAAGGTTGTTAAAAATTATTTAGATTTATGGACCACTATCGAGACGGTCGTTCCAACTCAATTCAAATAAAGGAGGATTTAAAAAATGAAAAATAGATTCACATACGTTGAAAAATTTAATATAATAACAGACAAAAAGACCGGCAAGGCGTACAAGCTACAAGAGCCGGCAATTATAGGAGACGGCGAAGCCTATGCACCCGCCAACGATGACAACGGCAAAGAGTTTTTAATTATATGGACAAAATCAAAAAACTACGACAAACAAGACGGCGGAACCTATGCAGACCGGGAACACCCCGCAAGAATAACATATAAGGGCGATGATATATAAAATGTTTAAAAAGCAATGGAAAACACCACAAGGACCGGCGAGCCATCTGGTCCTTGATTTTATAAATCAAACTCACTTATTAATCGCCGGAACTACTGGAAGCGGTAAAAGTGTAATAATAAATAATATCATATACCACTTACTATATAAAAGCCCTAAAGATGTAAAACTTATCTTAATTGACCCGAAAAAAGTCGAGCTAGTAAACTATAAAGATTTACCACACACTTTAGCCTATGCAAGCGAGCAAGCGGATATTATAAAAACTATAAAAAACGCCGTTACTTTAATGGAGCAACGCTATAGAACTATGCAAAAGCAAGGTATAAAAAAATCAAAAGAAGCGGATATATATATCATAATAGACGAGTATGCCGACCTTATCACAACATCAAAAAAAGACACCGAGCGACTAATATGCAGAATAGCCCAGTTAGGACGTGCGGCAAAAATTCACTTGATAATTGCTACACAACGCCCAACCCGTGACATTATCACCGGACAAGTTAAAGTCAATATCGATAGCCGCTTAGCTTTAAGAGTACCGACCGCCCAAGATTCACGTAACATCATAAACGTTAAAGGAGCGGAACAGCTAGGCAAATACGGACAAGCGTTTTATTTAACGCCGGACACGCTAACGCCTCAATTAGTCAACATCGATTATATCAATGACTTAGAGCTTGCCGACCGTGTTAAATGGTGGACAAGTCAGACGAGCAAAATATTTAATAATATATACAAAAAAGCCTATATTTAATTATATAGGCTTTTCTTATGCTTGTTATACTAATCTATTCACTACTTCAATAAACACCCGCAACGGCTAAAATATGAGCAATTAAAGCATATTTAAAGCGATATATGCAGGCTTGTCAAGTATAGTAAAATACACAAAATCGATTTTAAGCCCTTAAATTGACACGTAGCACGTTTTTAAGTGCTTAGCTATATAAATATACCTTTTTATAAAATAAAGCCCGTAGCTTGTCAATTTGACGCCTTAAAATCGATTTTAGAATATAAAATAACATGTACTTTTTATTTTGTAGTTATAATTAAACAATATATTTTTTATATTTTTTAAAATGTTGTTATGAAAATATTCTAAAATTCTCTTTCTGGGCGTTTTCTGTGACTTGCTATAGGCTTTATTAATCTTATTTACTCATCTTCAGGCTCTTGTATTATTACATGTTTATCGCCATCAGTGACCACATCATTAGCATATCTTTCTGCAATTTCTTTGGGATTTTCTCCCTCACCAAGTGGATTTTTAGGTGTGATTTCAATGTCTTGCTTGTCTGTATATCCAAAATGGTTCTTGCCTAAGAAGATACCAACGACAGGATTTACTTTGCCATCGACCATCCAACCCTCGTAGAGTTCTTCAAGCTTATTCTTAACTCTTTTTATCAAGTCGTGGTGTGTGTCTTTTCTATAGGTTCCAGCACTCCATTCATACAATGTAGACCTATCAATACCTAAAGCATTACACATACCAGAAACAGTAGGCTTCATGTCATCTTCAACACAATGATTAAAGTACCACATAATACGTTCTTCCACTGCTTTCTCATCACTGATATCAATAGGCGGTAAATTCCAGCTTGCAAGGGCGTGGCGGATATAACGACCCCTATCCCCGGGTTTCATTTTATCCGTCGTCTCCCCCCTTACCTCCCCTTTTTTACGTTGAATATTAGCCATTTATATCAATCCTCCTCACTAATTCCATCAAGTAAAAACTCATCTTCACTACCAAACGGCTGAATAACTATTTGAGCATTTAAAATATCAAGCCAACTTAAGAATGTTTTAAGCTTCATGTTCATACCGTCGTTGTTATTCAATGTTTTATAAAACATACTTCTTGAACTATAATTCAATCTTTTACTCAATTCATCAGCGTTTATGCCCTCAATTTTCATAATCTTTTGTATGATTTCTTTACTTGTCATTTTTCGTTTTTTACCCCCTTATAACCTACAGGTAGACAAAACGTCTACCTACAAGTATATTTGTTATAAAGTTTCTCTATATATATATATATATAAAGAACTTAGTCAACGTCTTACCTATAAGTAGACAATATGTCTACCTCTAAGTTATATAATTATATAATATTATATACAACATATCATATAACCGTTTACATCTTATACAAGTTCTTTCTTACTATAAAGCTTTATCTAATAAAAATCTACCACATTCTTCATTACACTAAAGTGAGAATAATTTTAATCAAAATTTACATTTTTATATATAATTTTTGTTACATTTTAAGTTTTAAACCTAAAATATTAAGTGTACTATTAGACTTTTCTTGTCCAATAAACCATTCAGAATGTTGGTTCAAATTAGCTATAAATTTCTTATAAGTTGGTGTTCTGTATCCATTACTCCTAGCCCAAGTTTTATAATTAGAATATAAGCTCTTAGCATTTATCTGAACTTTCTCGTCATCTACACTCTCGCACCTGTCTTCTAAGAACTGTGACATTAAGTCATTGTCTCTCTCATAAGACTTAACTACCTTTTTCATATTATCTGATAGGACTAGCCCGTGTCTCTTATACATAAAATATCCTGTTATAAGCCAATGAAAAATACCTCTCATAGCTTTTTCTGTTCTAAACTCGTCTTTAAGCGTTTCGTCCCTCTCGTCTTTTTTAAAGTGCCTATTAAACTCTATTACTACAATTCTATCTGAATAGAATAATGATTTATCTTGAACTGAAGGTAGGTCATTACAACTAAGCCATAGGGTGAATTGTGGCAAGAATGTCATCAAGTTTTCGTGTAAATTTCTAGCTGTGATTTCCTCTCCCCCTGTGAGTTGTTTTATAGCCTCCTCGTCAAGACTACCATATTGATTAGATTCACTCATAGTTACGAACCTCTTACCTTTTAAAGCGGCAAGAGTAGGCGTAGCGTTATCGGCGTTTTTAGTTTGTCCTGATTTACATATAATTGATACTGGGCTTACAGTAGCGTAGTCTCCTAGTAGATGATGTATAGCTCCTAGCAAAGTAGATTTACCGTTTCTAGTAGTCTTACCATGTAGGATAAACATACACTCCTCTTTACTAGAACCTAGTATAGAGTAGCCAAGCGCTGTTTGTAGATATCGTGCTTTCTCTAAGTCATTGCTGGTCACCTCCTTTATAAACTCCTCAAAGCGCGGATATTCCACGTTGTCTTGTAATGTATAAGAAAAGTTAGTTTGCATAGTTAGATAATCTCTCCAACTATGTTCCCTAAACTCCATCTTATCTAAGTCATAAGTGCCGTTGAGACAATTAATCAAGTTAGGATTATTGTCAAATTGTGTAGCACTTATAGGATAGACTGAAGCGGCGTCTCTCATAAGTCTATCTCTAAAGCGGCGGTCACCCATTCTGATTATAAATTTAGAGTAGCTTTTACGCTTATCATCATCGGCTATCTCACCGCAATATAGCTGCATAAGCCTAGAGAACTCTTTTATCTTTTCTGCTGTAATTAATGAGCCTATGTCTTTGTGCCATGCACCATTGTCATAAGCATACCAAGACTTAGCCTCGGCGCAATATCTAGCACTACTTTTATATACTTCAGAAAAGAGTTCCGCCATTCCAGATTCGTCCCAAGTATAGCCTGTAGAATTAGTAGGCTTTATCTCTGGACTTTTACTTTTTATATAAAACATTTTATCTGATAAGTCTTCAGATAAGATTAATTGTCCGTTTTTAAGCTTAAATAGCTCCTGTGCTTGTTCCATAGTCATCTCCTATACCTTGCTATACTTTCTACTATAGACTGTACTTCTCGTTGATTTAAAGGCTTACTACAAGCCGTCTCGTTTACATATAATAACTCTAAGTATATATCTTTTTTACTATAACCTAAGTTATACATTCTACCTGCTAAAGAGGTTAAGCATAAGTTTCTACTACCCTTGTCTATAGGTAGATAAGTAGGTCTTAGCTTTATACAATTACTAGTAGGTCTTTCATAAGTTATATTATATATAACACTACCTTTAGTGGTGTTCTCATTTATCCTTAAGCTTTCTGTAAAGTATTTACTCACTACATAATCTATAGCGGCTTGATTTTCTATAATGGTAGGATAGATAAGTTTTTTACCTGTCATTATAAAGTAACGCTTAGTCTTATATATCTCCACGCCTTGCCTGTTATTCTTGCCGGCAAAGGGTAGGTCTCCTTTTAAGATTATGTGTACTCCACGACCAGATTTTGATTGTTCTGTATATGAGTGGCAAGTGTTTATTATATCTATACAAGTAGGTGAGAAAAAGCCGTCCTCGTCATAGCCTATATCAATATCTATACCTACATAGCCATTGTCATTAAATACATAACCTAAGTGGTCGTAGTAGCCATTAGTAACACTCTTATAGGCTGTATTAAAGTCAGCCCAAGTGGTAGGGTCTGAAGAGGACGCTGCTTTTTTCTCGAACGCCCTCATGGGAACTTTAGAATTGTCCCAAGAACAAACCCAATTATCCATCTCTTTTAATTCTTTTGGGATTGCTTCATACATGGTTTCTCCTTGAAAAAGTACTTACCGTCTACACAATAAGGGTAGTCTTCAAATTGATTAGTCTTCTTTACCTTACCGTTTTCTAACATATATTCAGCGTGTTCTCTATTCATTTTACTTTTTACATAGTCGTCTCCGGCTTGCATAATAAACTCTACAAATTTATCTTTCATAGTATTACTCTCCTTTACATATATTTACTATAGATTGAATGGTAGCTAAGATAAAGATTAAAGCAAACACGCTCCAAGTAGGATCTGTTACCCACCACCAAGACCAAGTTATAGTACCGTCTAATTTTAGAATTATAAATATAAAAGTTATAGCTTGTAAAAGCTTGCCTATAAGTGTAGCTGTTTCTTTACTCATTTTTTAAGTCCTCATTTTTTACATACGTACCATTTACAAGCTTGCCCTTTCTGTCTTTGATAGTGTTATATGCACTTTCTACACATTTAGTAAAGTCAAGTTTATAACTATGGGCTATTTTAGTTAATTGATAAGTTAAGT